TTTCTGCATACACCATCACTCTCCACAATCAATAAGGTTTACTTTGCAACTCTGATAGGTAATTGGATTTCCGTCTGTATCAATCCAATATGGTTCTGCCGTCCTATCTCCGGGGTACATCTTTATTGTTATTTTTTTCATAGTGACCGGATCCGGGAAAGTGACATATACGAAAAACGCACTCAACACCGTTAGCATCCGGCTCCACTCCGCTGCCGTCAGCCACGGCCATTCCAAAGTGTCGAGTTTGTACTGATCTCGCCCAACTCTCTGTCCTACTACCGTACCGTTGGCATTTCTTCCGGCATCCACCATTGTAGATACAGTTGGCTTTGCCCCACGTTTAGGAGGGGGAAAGTCATAACCATTTACTGATATATAAGCCATTCCATATCCCTCCTTTACGCTCCTTGGAAGCTGTAACCGTTGGCATTGCGCTGTGTGGTTACTGCATCCGTAACTGTCTTTCCACCGATTTCAACAATCGTCTGTTCTTTCTTATCAGCCTGTGTCTTGGTGTTCTTTGAAATCTCACTCACGGCGGTTGTTATTCCCAGATCATCCAGAGCCTCTTTGATAGCTTCTTTCAGACCTCCGCCGGAATTAAGCGTTGCCTGCACAGCTCCGTTTGTAGATACCTCCCTTGTCACACGCTGCACGATTGCTTCATTCGTGAAATCACTTCCATAGTTGTTGCTATACTCTTTCAATGCGCTATCATTGATTTTCAAACGTGTTCCGAGGTTCACATCCATATCAGTGAATGAGTCCGCCCAGGAAGTGACAATTCCTTTTGTTTTCTCTCCCTCTTTCTCCACACCGATGTTATATCCCTCTACGGAATACGCACCTAACTGTTTGAATACTCTGGACGGAGAGTTAATATCCAGCTTATCTTTGAACCATGAAATAATGCTGCTGCCCCATGATTCGATGTTGTTCTTACAGGTGGTGTACAGATTTCCTATACCGTTCTTGAAACCATCTACCACGTTTTTTGCAATGTCATACCACTTGTCATAAGAACAGGTACTTGTGAACCACGTTTTTACATTTGAGGCCCATGTGGTAACGTTGCTCTTACAAGTCGTATAACTGTTTCCGATTTTCGTTTTGAAGCCGGAAATAATGTTCTCTGCATAGGTACTCCACTTAGAACTATTGATGCCTCCAAAACCGTTATCAGAGAACCACGTTTTGAGGTTTGAAGCCCATGTTGTGATATTACTTTTCGTATCTGTGTATGACAGTCCGATTTTGTTTCTGAAACCAGTTATGATATTTCCTGCATAAGTGGTCCATGTGGCATTGTTGATATTTCCGAATGAAGATCCAGAAAACCAATCTTTCAGGCTGCTCGCCCAGGTAGTAATGTTGTTCTTTGTGGTGGTATAGGTGTTTCCAACCTTTTCCCGGAAACCGGAAATGATATTGTTTGCGTAGGTCTGCCAAGTGTTGCTATTGATGTTTCCAAAACCACTGCTCGTATACCATTCCTTAACTTTGCTCGCCCAGGTTGTGATATTATCTTTTGTTGTGGTGTATGTGTTACCCACCTTTGTTTTGAAACCAGTGATAATATCATTTGCGTAGGTGGTCCATGTACCGTTATTCACTCCGCCGAATGAAGAACTATTAAACCATTCCTTTGCCTTTGAGGCCCATGTGGTAATGTTGTCCTTTGTCTGCGTATAGGCATTTCCCACTTTTGTCTTGAAACCGGAGATAATGTCATTTGCATATCCGGTCCATGTTTCCATGTTGACCCCACCAAATGATGAATTGTTGAACCACTCTTTGGCCTTAGTAGCCCAAGTCGTGATGTTGTCTTTAGTGGTGGTATAAGCATTGCCTATCTTGTCCTTAAAACCGGTTATGATATTCTGACCGTGGGTTTCCCAAGTCTCTTTGCAAATCTTTCCAAAGCTCGTACCTGAGAACCAGTCATTGACCTTTCCGGCCCACTCCGTAACTTTTGCTTGGCAGTCTGAGAATTTCTTTCCGATGCCTCCATTGAAAGCAGTGACAAGATTACTTCCAAGTGTGCTGAATACGGTTGAATCGGATGAACCACCTATGCCAAATATTCCTTTTACAACATCTGTCACATTTCCGAAACAACTCAACGCCGTCTGCAATGGTGCTGGCAAAAGGGATTTAGATATTCCACCAAGCAAGCCACTGACTATTTTCTCTCCGACAGTATTTATTTCTCCATCATCAGAACCAATTCCGAACTTCTTTGACATTCCCTCTACAACGCTTGTTTTCAGTTCATTCCAAATGGCGGTCCATGATACCCATTTGAACAAATTCTTGAACGTCCACTTGGCTGCAAATACCTTAAAGACTGTTTTGAGGATTGTGTCCCAGTCAATCTCGGACATTGCCGTTCCTACGCCCTTTAGAAGTTCGTACCAATCTACCTCGTCTATCAAAGTGTTAATCAGTGTGCATACACCAGTGATAAGAGAATTGATTGTGCCTCCGGCCTCTTTCCAGTCAATAGTCTTAACCGCCTTGTTTATAGCACTCGCAAAGTCACTACCGATTTTCTTGAAATCTATCTTTGCAAGGAATTTTCCAAGACCACTGAAAAGTGTCTTGATGCTGTTTCCAAGCGTTGTGCCTACAAGATTCCAGTCGATCTCCGTAATTGCGGTATTTATATTTGTTCCAAGTCCCTCACAGAAAGTATCGAAACCGTCTTTGATAGTATTCCAATCGAGTTTTTTCAGTGCTGTGTTGACACCGTTTGCAAAGTTCGTAGCAATATCTTTCCATGGGAAAGTCTTTGAGAAATTCAGTACGGCAGTAAATACACCATTTACAAAACCGGCGAATGTTTCTCCAATGCCAACATAATCAATTCCGGCTATTGCATTGCCAAGCAGATTGCCGATTGCGGTTCCGAGTGAAGCCCAATCCAATCCGGTAACGAATGTCTTTGCAAATAGAATCGCTGAGTTTATTGCATTGGAAATTGCTGTTCCAATTTTCTTCCAGAGATCTTCTGTCTGCAGGGCGGCGTTAATTGCATCTACGATACCCTGCGCAAGTCCCTTTGCGGTTTTATTTATCAGAGTCCAGTCAAGAGTATCTAATGCACCAATGATAAGATCTGCTATTGCCGTTCCGAGACTGCTCCAATGGAAGTTTTCTACAAATGAATCAACGAACTCAAATGCAGAGTTAATAGCTTGCGCTATTGTCACACCTATTGATGTGAACAATCCAGGAGTTTCAAGGAAACCATTCAGGAATGTCGCAATGCACTTCGCAATCTTTCTCAGAGATGCTTTGATGCCGTCCCACGGAATGCTATCGAGGGCTTCTTTCAGTTTCTCCCCGAACATTCTTCCTACATCGTAGAAATCAGCTTCATCCCAAGCATCCTTAATCATCTGTGCAAGATTTTTGTACTTATCCGCAATCTCGTCTGTTTCATAACCGCTTCCATCGGCTCCGCTGTTGCTTCCACTGCCGCTTTTATCATCACTTAGGATGTTAAGCTCATCTATGCCGGTGGTAAGGTTCTTTGCCGCCTTTGCAGCACCATTTAAGGAATCTGTATAATCTTTATTCTGTTTTATTGCTTTGGTATAGAACTTCTTACCTGTGAGTGCTGAGAAGAACTGTGCCAATGCGTTTGTTGCTGCAACGAGCTTCTGAATCAGATAATCCAGAATCGGAGTAACTACATTCAGTATTGGCTCAAATGCAGTTGTCAGTGATGCTCCAAGCTGTCGCAAATCGTTGTAGAGCAGATTTACGTTTTTGTGAAACTCTGTTCCGGCTCTTTTTGAATAAATAACAAGGTTATCGAATCCTGTTTTTACGAGTTCAAATAGGTGTGTAAACATTGAACGTAATAACATGAACGTTCCAAGTCGGATGATTGAGCCGAGTTTCTTTGCAAATGCACCAGATTGTTTTTCTGAAAATCCAAGGCTCTCTCTCACTCTTTTTTTGAGTTCCTTGAATTTATTTATAATTGCAGCAATCCCAGAACGGATTTTGTTCACTACCGTTTTCACGGCAGAAATGATTTTTTGTGTCTCGTTCTTTACGGCATTTGCCACTTGCCTTACCGCATTGATGATTGCAGTAAGGATTGTCAGGATAATACCAATAATCGGTATCGCCGCCTGAACGGCTTCAAGGCCTACCGCCATAGACTGGAATCCGGCATTTGCCGCCATGCCCCCGGTTTCAATGGCCGGAAGAATTGATGCAATTCCACTTAATATAGAAGAAAAGGTTCCAAGTCCACATTTCTGTGCTGCATCCCCTATGGACTTAATGGACTTTGCCACATCCTCCATATTTTTAGGAGACTGTGAAACCGTTTCCTTGAACTGCTTAAACTGTTCCTGTGCCTGTCTGAGACCATTCACAGCTTCCTCATACTGACCGGTATCAAACCGTATCTTTCCACTCTCCATACCGCTGACAGTGGCTTTGTACTTATTGATCTGGTCTATGAGTTCCTGGATACGTCTATTAGCCGGATTTGTGTTTGCCTGATTGAGACTTTCGTTTAAGTTTGTCTGTCCGGCTGCTGCGCTTTGTCCGGCAGTTCCGAGGTTGCTTTCCTCTTGTGCCAACTGACTTGCCGCTGATGCGGCACCGTTCATTGCTGCCTGTGCCTCTTCTGATGCAGTCGCAACGCTTTCTGTGGCTGCCGCTGCTTGCTGACCGTTCTCCAAAGGCTGTACACGTCTCTGTGCCCCCTCAGAATCAATTCTGATGCTGACGCGATTATTCGATCCGAGGTTTCCAAGTGCTGTGCTGACTTCCTTTACAGTAGCCGCAACCTCTTTTAATTTCGCCGTATCAACTCCTGACAGAGACTTAATGGATGATGCAATGCTTCTCATACCACTTCCGGCATTTTTAAGATCATCTCCAACGCCGGAGAAACCACGCATTACATCAAGAATCTGTTTTAACTTTTCTGTATCTAATCCCTCAGTGATTTTCTTCATTGAGGTAAGAGCTTTTGTTACTTTATCAATACCACCGTCTGCCTTATCAGTGGTGGCTTCTATTTCCAATAAAATGCTATCTACTCTGTTATCAGGCATTTTGCCACCTCACTTCGTAAAACCCTGTCCGTGGGTGGTATTGTTTGTCCGTAAAATAAGAAAACATGGGGAACTGCGCCGGACTTGCGCTGTTTCGGTTCGTCAACCTATCCCCATGTAATCAGCTACTTTTCTCTTCGCTGTCTCAATCGCTTATTATGTTCTGCGGCAAAGGCAGCGAATCTGTCTGCATCCGTCATTTTTGCTCCCGGCGGTGCGTCCTCTGTGCTGTTCATGCTTCTTGGTTGGCTTGGGTATGCCGGAGCATTTCTGCCAAGGAAGATTGCCATGGCATCTACGACATACGAACCAACGGACCACGCCAACGTATCTAAGGCTGTGGCCTGTTCTTTCGCTTCCATTTCTCTCTTCTTTTGGAATGGCTCTAATTTCGTAGGGTTTAATGTCCAAAAGGTCTCATAGGAAACTCCATAAAGGAGAGCGTTGGGAAGCCAAACTTTATTGATAATCTCTGTAAATGTTTTGTATTTACTGAGATCTATTTCCTCTACTCTGTTGCCGCCTTGGTTTTCTTTCCTCCGCTCTTCGGAGGTTCCTCGGCTTCCTCGCCAAAACCCGCGGTTTTCATTGCCTCCGTAAAGGCTTCCATGACTTCATCCATGGAACCGCCGTACTTCAAATGTTCGCTCAGTATCTTTCCGGCTTTTGTGAGATCCTTTGTGCCGGTAAGGACTGCGATGATCGCTCTGATTGTCTTAAAAATCTTCATGTTCTCTCTGGTATCATCATCCAGAAGTCCCATTACATCTACATCGTGATCTTCCAGATCACACATAAGGTTTGTAAAATCGAGATCTGCTACTTTAATCTCTTTAGGTCCATTCGCTGTCTGTAAAATCATACTTATTAACCGTCCTTTCGTTAATCTGTCCTATTTGTACGGCAGAGGATTATTCCCCTGCCGCTGTTTCACTTTTTCACGCTGTTACATAATGAAGAGCCTCTTCGCCCTCATCAGTAATGGAGAATGACATTTCTCTCGCATTGTTGGAAGATCCGCTTGTCGGATATACTGCCATAACACCGGCCCACTCCCATTTGCCGTCAACACCCTCTTCTCCAAACCATAACTGGTATTTATCAACTTTTCCTGCTTCCTGCAGATCCAAGAGTTTCTTGTAATCAGCTTTCTCATACCATGCTTTGAAAGCAAGATCCCCTGTGTCCTCGATACCGTTAATGGTTCTTTTCTTCGTATCGGAAAGTGTTGTAACATCGAGTTTTTCCTTTTCTCCACCGAGATCCGGGTACTCAGTAATGTCGATCAACTTCTCAAATGTTCCGGGAGCATCTGCTTTCTCGTGCATGAGATATGTCACATTTGTACATTTTGCCATCTTCGTTCTACCTCCTTGTGTTTCCCTTTGCCTAAGAGGTAAAGCCTTGAATTTATTAAAACCACCGGCAGACACCAGGCGAGTGCTTTTCGGGAGCGACCCTAGCCGATGGAGTTAATCATGTTTCCAGTTTTGAGAATCGGGTAAGGAATTGTGAAATGGAAGTATCGCTTACATTCTCCACAGGGGAGAAGTAGTCACAATGAAATCCAATCCCTACCATATATTCCCTTGCGGAATTTGCTAACTTCCGCACTTCTGAGGCGGATTTGTTTGAATAGAATTTGACTTCCAATCCAAGATTGATACCGTCCTCTGTATTTGAAAGTGTGGATAACGCTCCGTCTCCGCCTATCTGTTTGAAATACATATAGGGGAATGACGGTGGTGTAGCTTTATACACCTGTCCTCCTTTCAAACTGCTGTATTGTTTCTGCAAGTCTTTCAGGAGGTTCGTAAAATACAAATTCACATTGTCCTTAACCATCCTTGAATACCTCGCTTGCTATTTTTTGTGCTTCTTTCCTCAGATATTGTGCCGTCTCATACATGAATGGTCTTGACGGCATACCCTCTGTAAATCGCCATGTGCCATCATCAGCCGGATAATACCAACCCTCTCTGCCGTCTTTCGTGGTAAAGATTGTTGCCCCGGAATTGTACGCCCAGTTCATTATTGCCTTGTACTCTTCGCTTGGGTGGGAACTGTCCCTACCCTTTACACCAGTACCAAACTCAATGTACTTGCAGTACCCTCCAGCACTTATGATTCCAACTCCCTCTGCCTCATCCAGATAACCGATAATGGAAGATCTTGCCGTACCGGTATCAACCGGAACTAACTCCTGTGCCTTTTCAACTCCGAGGTCTGTAAGTCTCTGTATAAGTTTCTCTGCGCATTTGTGTATACGCTCTTTCCGCTTTTCCAGTTTCTTAATAGCCTCATCTATGCTGTCCGGGTCAAAGGGATTGATCGTTATTTTGTCCTGCATGGATATTCCCCTTAATCTTCCGTATCGCCCATAGATTCTGTTGCAAATCATGTTTCGGGCAGACACATATATAATCCGGTTCTGTATCTGTGGAACCGTCCTCGTTGAGAATAGGAACCACATCTATGAAGAGTTTTGAGTATTCATCAATCGGCAATTTCTGTACGGTTGATATGGTCTTGTCGTAGACAATATCTTTACCAAATGGGGAGTCCTCGGCATTTCCTGAGTTCGGACTTACTCTCGCAAGCACACGAACCGGATTTGAATACTTCGGTATGCTCTCCCCGGTAAGGTTGCCATCCTCGTCCACTTCATCCACCGTTCCGTCATAGGTCTGGTAATAAAAAGGGACTTGGTTCAATCTGAGGTCTTTAAGTCTCAGCTTCGGCATTGCCATCCCTCCTTAACAGACCGACATAGGTTTTGGGTGGGATCTTCGCCAAGGCCAACTCAATATCTTTCTTACCTGTCTGTCCCCAGTTCCGGGTAACTCCAAGTTCTGTGTGAGATACAAGTCCGCCCCTCGCATCGTCAGAGTTTATGGCTTTCGCCAAATCATAGATTTCAAACTCATACCGGTTATAAAATCTCTCCAACTCTGCCTCTGTCGGAATATCATCATCCACCCAAAAGTGTTGATTTGCAGCCTGTTTCTGAGCTTTCACAAGGAGGACGGCAATCTGTTCGTCAGTGAGAGTTTCATCATCTAAAATGATTTTCAACAATTTAGCGTCCATAATCCGTCCTCACTTTCTTACCCTTGCTGAGTTAAAAACTCTGCGATCAGCTTTGCTTTTACGGTTTCTTTCATGTCATACCCACGTTCCGCTGCGATAGCCTTAATCTGTGCTACTGTCAGAGCGTTAAGTTCTTCCTCTGTGTACTTCTTACCAGTAGCCGTCTCTTCTGAAACCGCATTCGCTGATGTGGAAACAGAAGAATCAACTACCTCGGAACCACCGTTAAGGGTATGACCTGTTATTCCCCCGTTGTACCGGCTGCCGTGATCTTGCTAGGAAGATCTGTGGAAATATTAGTGAACTTCGCGCTCATCCACTCAGGACCGTGATCCAGACCGATCTGACCGAAGATCTGATAAGTTTCTCCTGCGCCTGTCTTAGCAAGCTGCTCTAAGAAGAAATTACCCTTACCAGGAACCATCTGATGAACAGGAGCCATGATGGACGGATCGAACAGAACGGCAGTACCGGCAGGCATGGTATCGAACAATGCGACTGCCACCTCTCCAAGAGGGGTAACTACGGTCTGTAACTTGATACCGTTTACTTCTCTTCCGAGAGGAACGATAGTCAGGTTGTTCTGCTGAGCGTCAAGGTTGAGCTGCAACATAGTGGTTGCATCTACACCGAGAACGATATTGTCTGTCTTTGCTCCCTGATCGTGAATGGACTTTAATCCCTCTGCTACAAGCCAGTAGGTAAGAGGTTTCTTTGCGAGATCGAGTATATTGGTTGTAATCGCAGTCAGAAGTCCTCTGGTCTGGTTTGCCTCTGCATCAGTAGTAGCTTTCGCATACTTACCATTGATGAAAGTGTACTCAATATCCTGTGCGATCTTCGCCATTCTACGAGATACCTGGAACGCAAGTTCATCCATAGGATTTGCCTGCTGACCGGCTACGTTGATACCCTGCAGTGTACCCATGTTGCTCTGCTTTCCATAAGAAATCGCTACGGACTTCTGGAAGATCTGAGTTACGTTGGTAAGCTGACTTCTGGTTACAATTTCCGGCTGTGGAGCGGTAAGGGATGCTGTTTCAGAAATCTTAGGCTGTTCGCCTGTTTCTGTGTTGTACTCCTGGCCGCAAGTAAACTCTACATGATTGGTTACGAGAGGTCTTGCGCCAATCATAGTAGAGAACGGTGTTGCCTGCTGCCCTTTAGCGAATAACATTCCGCTAAAATTAGGAACAGCGAATGATGTTGCTGTGCCCTGTGCCATAATTCATTACCTCCTTAAAAGTTATGCCTGCTGATTGTTAGCGGCATTTTGACTTAATATTGCAAGAACGGCGGCCTGTGTATCGCCTGCGTCCATTGCCTGCTTGATCTGTGCTGAATAGTCAACCTGACCTACGTTTCCAGACTGCGGTGTAGGCATCTGAGCTAAATACTGTGCGCGGATTTCAGACTCTTTCTGCTTATCCCTCTCTGCCATGAACTTAGAGATGTTTCCAGTAACGACATCCATATTTCCCTCATACTCTGCCGTTGCTGTTGCCTTTGCCATTTCGGTAGGCATACCCATTCCTAAGTAACGCTCCGATGATTCTGTTACCGACTTGAACTTTTCCAGTTCCTTGACATAGGCATCTCTCTGTGCCGCCTGTTCTGCCTTTGCTTCCGCTTCCTGTTCCTCGGCTGTCTGCTTAGCTCTGAGCTGTTTTCTCAGATTGCCCTCGGATGTGCATAACTTGTCATTGTCAGACTTTAACTTGGCATTATTGGCCTTTTCCTGTGCAAGCTGTGCCATAAGGCTTTCAACTGTAAGTTCATTGCCGTTGCTGTTATCCTCCGGCTTGGTTGTCTGAGTCTGCTGCTGTGTACCGGAAACCTGAGTAGTAGGCTGTTTCTGCGGTTCTGTCTGAGTCTGCTGCTGTGTCTGGTTCTGAGTTGCTGTACTGTTTACATCTGCCATAATTGACCTCCTGCGTTTGAACGGTTCTCTCCGTATAAATTTCTGCGTTTTTTTACTTGCGTCTCTGCAAGACAATAGTTGTATGCGTTTTGTAAGGATTTTCTCTAACCCGTTATGTGATAGGGATTTCTCCCTGAATAACCGAAAAATGAGCCGGACACGATTCATCATCACATCCGGCTCATAGGCTCTAACTGTATGAAGTTAGTTTTTCTTTGCTGCCTTTTTGGTAGTGGTTTTCTTGGTGGCAGTTTTCTTTGCAGTGGACTTCTTAGCTGCCGCTTTCTTATCAGAAGATTTCTTCGCAGTCTCCTTTTTGGAAGCTGCTACTTTCTTCTTATCGTCCATTTTCTTCTTGCCTGCTGCCGTCTTTTTGCTTGCTGTTGCCATTGGCTCTACCTCCTAATTTATAATTCTACGCACCGGCAGTTGATTATTTCATCTATCGGTGCGCCCATACTATCATCAAGTGGGAACATCATTTTGTACCCATTGATGGTAAAAGGCTCATTTATCGGAACTGTCTGCCCGTCAGCCTCCCAATGGCTTACCCGGACACGTTCATCTCTCATACTTACCCATGTATGGGTGTCCTGCCTCTCGGCAAGGTTCTGATGATTGATCCAGTTATATATCCAGTTGGTTTCATTTAAGGCAATCTCGGTTGCTCTGACTTCCGAGAACATCCGCTTAACACTCTTTGGAACATCCTCTTCTTTCATAATGCCACCGGTCATGCGAGACATTTTATAATCATCGTTTCCGTTGGCGTTTGCTACCGCTCTTTCGGTTGCCTCCTGAATGTACTTTGCAAATCTGTATGCCTTTTCTCTTACCTCTGTCTCGTACTGATATTCAGAAGCCATGGCAAAATAAAGATCCATAAGCTCATTTTCATAATCAGAACTCGACTTCTCGTAAAGGAATATCCCGGAGAGAAGATTCATAAACTGTGCTGCGAAGAAATCAACAAGGGCATTGATAAATTCCTTGGCAGTATTTATCCGGCGGAGCTTATCGTCTTTGAGGATATTCATTTCATCAAAGTATTGTACCGGATCATACATATCTCACACCGCCTATTCTTCTACCATTGCCGTTTTGCTCGGCTGCTTTGATTCCTCTGTCTTATCCTTTTCCTCGTTGTTCTCCCCACCGTTCCCCTCATCATCCTTATAGGCGTTAGGGTTCGGCTGCTGCGTTTTTTCTTCCTTGGATGCAAGTTTCTTCTGCATGCCCTCGATAATAGTCTTACTGTCAACCCATGCCTGCTGAGGATCTGTAAACAGTCCAACAGTATTGAATGAAGTGAGACCGTCTACTCCGGCATTTAGTAATGCCACAAGGGAGTTTGTTTTTGACACCAGATCGTATGTCTTGGTTCTGCAGAAACGTATTTCAACGTCTGCCGTCTCTATATCTTTCAGACCGTCATACGATCTCTGATCTGCCTTGATTATCTCTATTGCCAAATCAATAATCTGCATTTCCGGTTCCGTGAATAACTGTTCAACGGTCTTTGCGGAAATCTCCAAACACTGCCATCCATTTGATAGCTGCATTGCTCCTGTGGTAGAGCCGCCGCTTGCTTCCTGCCATGACGGAGTAGAAGTAATCTGCTCCAACTGGGAATTGAGATGATCCACAAGTTTCTGTACCTCACTCTCATTCAATGTCTGATTGAGGTAGGTAATCTTTGCTTCCTTGCCGTCTCCGGTACTCTTTGTCATAATGACACCATCGCCGTCAACGAGATTTTTCTTACCCTCTTCATTTACTTGGCAGTTGTGCATCCAAAGTAAGGACTGAACGTGCTGCAATATATCATTGATACGGTCTGAATCCACAAGGTTCATGGCATCCATGAGTGGGATAACCTTTTCAAAGATACCCATGCGGTCATTCAATGCAAATTCTACGACCGGTATTCTTCTCAGTGGGTTCGGAGTGATATTCTCTTTCAAATGATAATCCGTTGTATTAAGCTCATGCTCAATGGTGTAACAGAATCTACTTGAATATGCTGTGAGAGTGATGGTTCCATCATCGTGTATGAAGTAGGTACATCCAAGCACCGGTTCTCTGTACGCATCGTTGGAATACACCACGAATGTTGTCAGTGGACTCGGAACCAAAAGCTCAAACGGAGAATAACGGCTTGGATTTCTGTTCGGCAACATCATCTGGTAACCGACTCCACAGATAAACAGATTTCTTCCAAGGGCAATGTCCTTTGCCGATTTGCTCTGCTCCTGCATCATTTTGTTGAGCATGGCGATTTTCAAATCGTCAATGTTCTCTCCGTTATCCTCGTCCTTTTTCTTTAAGAAGCCGAATAAGGCTCTCTTCTGTTTCTTTGTAGGCTCTATCTTTGCTCTCTGTACGAAAGTAATCGGGTTGGAAAAACAATATCCCAGATGCACGTCCACAATCTTTGAAGCATTGTTTTCTACGACTGTGGCATTAAGGTCCGATCTGATTTTCTTTTCACGGTTGAGAATTGGCTGATTTCCTCTCTCATACTCAAAAAGGTATACTTCCTCGGCAACATTTTCCTGATGTTCCATAAATGCTTTTGACACAACCTGTATGATATTGTCTTTCGTTATCTCCCTCTCATCAGTCATTAACATTCGCCTACCGAGAGTCGGACGGTTGCTTGCGTACATGAAGTTTCCCCTTTCCGAATAAAACAAAAGAACCGATCAAGTCTACTTATGACTTAACCGGCTCAAAGGCTCTTTGCTTAATTCTATTTTTATTACTTCCTTGCACCCACGGCAGTTTATGAAAATCGTGCCGGATGCTCCGGGTGCTTTCTTGAAAAGAAGTTTTTCACGGTTTGCCCGTGCCTTACATACAGGGCAGTATACGTTTTCCGTTTCCAATATAGCTGCTCCTTTCTGTATGTGGATAGTTGCGTGGATGGGATTTGAACCCACGACCGTCTGATTAAAAGTCAGATGCGCTACCGAACTGCGCCACCACACATTACTGGGCGGCTCGCCACCGCCCTATCCTACAATAATGGAGGAACCCATGGCCTCTCGAAAGAGGCAAGAGCCAAGAGTGGGAATCGAACCCACAGCCTTTTGATTACAAATCAAATGCTCTGCCAGTTGAGCTATCCGGGCTTACCAATATGGAGTAGCGTTCACTACTCCATATCAAGAAAGGGATAATCCACCAACGTCTATACCAAGACACCATCATTTTAACAAAAAAGGAATGATAACGCATTAAAATATCGGTGTAGCCGATATTCAACGTAGTCATTCCTTTTCAAATGATATAATTGAAAGTTAAATGATGTAATTGAGTTCGTTATTCTCCGTGCTTGGGTTCGTAGTCTATGCAATAATCATCCCATGATGCAACCGCTCCGTAACAATCACTTTCCTCATTGGCGCATATCCAATCCGTTGTCCCATTGAAATTCTCATGCCATATACATGATCCGCAATTTTCACTACATCCCATTCTGCATCTCCATCAATCTCTGTGCCTCTTCTGGGCTACATACAGTCACTCCGGTTTCTTCCTCACACTTCTTTACCATACCGGCTCCGTCCCCGGCATAGTTTTCCCAAATGTGCTGTGATTCTACGAACACATCATTGATACGCTTATATCCGAATCCATAGGTTCTGTGAAGTGCTATGGCAATCGCAGCATATATCTGTGGAACCATCTGGTCTGCCGCAGTAGCAACGTTCTGTGAGCGGTTTCTTCTGGCGATTTCATTCAGGGAATTTATCAGTTTGTTATTCTTCGCCATATCTTTCCTCCAGTGCATCCTCAATAATAGAGTCCGTGTAAAGAAATTCTTTCATATCTGCTCCGTAGCAAGACGGCTCGATAGGTTCTCAACCATAACAAGCCATTCCATGAGGACATTCAGCGTTTTCAGGACAATATTTGCAATAATCCTCTCCGTCATGTGTTTTCAGCCATTCATCAAGGATTTGTTCGTCTCGATGCTTTTCAAATACCGCTATTGCATCTGCCAGAAAGTCGGTCTGGGCAAACCATTTCAGATCGTCAATCACTTTCCACGGGTTATTGCCAGATACATTCATACAAACTTCATGTAACCTTTCCATTTGATCGCAGTCTTTATATTTTTCCTCTATTTCTGCGATAGGAGATTTTAATGCGTGATAATTGCGAATGTGAACATAATTGAAGTATGCCGAGGAATATTCCCCTACTTCATACTCTCCGGGTTCAAATGTGTGGTTTTGCATCACGATCTGCAAAGCAACTGGAAGCTCGATAATGAGCATTTCGGCTTTTTCAATATCCTCAGCAGCGTATTCTCCGCTTTCTTCATCGCAGTGCCATCCCATGATTTCACACACATTCGTTGTGGGGCCGCTGTTCCCGAATGGTCTTTTAACATCTATTGCCGGTCTATACCTATCCTTAGAATCTATTAAAATGGAGATTCTAAAATTAAGGTCTGTCATAATCTTTATGTGCTCCGGTTTTAATTTAAAACTTGGCATATCAACCTACCTCCGTTTCGTTCCTCTGATTGTGTGTTTCTTTTTGCTTCCCATGAATCTTCCACTGCCCTTTGAACTGCCGAATATGAAAGCGGACATATTGCCACCGGACGGTTTCTGCGTAAGTGGTGTTTCCGGCGGTATCGGTTTGTACTTCGGTCTCCATACCATGACAATTTTATTGTCTTTATGATCCACAAATCCAATGCCATCGTCCAGAATGGTAAGGTTGAGCTTATGCTTAATGCAAACATCCTGAATATCGTCCAGACACATTGTTGCTCTTTTCTGTGCGTCCGTAAGCCCAATCATGTAATTTTCTTTAGCCATTATCTTTCTCCTTTTCTCTCATCAGTCAATCGTACAAAAATCATGTATATTCTGAACCGGTGTCCTCTTCTGAGGGTGTGGTGGTTCGCCTTGGTGCGGAAAAATCTGTTCAATCTTTTTCTCAATTATCACTTCCTCCGTTTGCCTTTACTTCTCAGTTTTCCAATCTCATTCAAAATCGTTCTGTAATCTTTATCTATGATTTCAACAATTCTATCTCTGCTTTCCTTTATGGCGGTTGCGTAGCTTTCCAAAATTATCGCAGTAACGACATTGGTTTCATCTGCGCTGAGAGATGTGGAAGTGGTATTTCCGTCTGCGTATATAGAGAATTTTGCTGCGGCACCTGTTTTTGAATTTTCGTTGTATGCCTCTATGCTATCTATTGTCTGCTTTGCGGAAGATGTTAGGGAGTCGATGTTGCCAATCAAATCCTTGCACAAATAATATTCGTTTGTTTGCATAGCACCCTCCCTATCATATCTCAGTGAATCGTTCCATATCGTAGTTATCCCGGATGTAATCAACACATTCCTGTAATTTGCCTTTCAGAAATTCATCTGTGACAATATCCGGGTGTATGGCATACAGAACGCAGCTCTTGCCCTTGCCATTCTCTCTGAACTTCTGGTAATCAAATACCATGGTAAAGAGGGGTATCTTTGTGAAATTCTTTGTTTTGTATCTGAGCCACAGGTTATACAGTTTTCTCATCATTTCCCGTTTCACTCCTTACTCTGTCTGGATTTACCTTTTCTGCACACTTTTCACATATAAACTGATTTTTGTAATTTTTAATCAATGCAAGATACGGATATTCTTCATTTCCAAACTTATATCCGCATACGAAACATTTATCCAAACATCGGTTCTTGATTCCACGTGATTCTCTGAACGCCAATGTTTCTCCGATAGTTTGCCTCCACTTAGCGCAATCGCAAATCTCATATTCTCGTACAGTCGTTTTTGTTATTTTCATCTTATCGGTTTGCCATCCTTTTCTTGATAATCTTCTGTCCCTCTTCGCTTTCATAGAATCGTTTAATCGTGCCAAAACAAAATCTAACGCCGTCCGGGACAGGCATATAGGTAAGCAGTTCTCCAGTTTCCAATCTCATCTCACAAGTTTTTATTCCGAATATCTTTGATTTGCACGTCAACTGGAATTTATATTTCTGTTCTGCCATAGTCCTCTCCTATCTCTGAGAACTTCGTGTAGATCCTGTTCTCAGCGTAGTAGATGTTGTAATCTTTCTGCCGGATGTAATGCCACAATCCTTTTTCGTGACCGGCTTTCAGGAAATCATGGTTGTAATACTCTGTCTCGTACCGTTCATTAACCATCTGCCGGAAACTGAGTTCATCTATCTGGTCTGAGGAATGAACAAAGTCTGAAATCTTGGTAATATCCTCTTTCGATAATTTTTCTGTTGCAACGAACACAACTCTCACAATTTCCGTTCCGTGTCTCTCCACATATTCCAAATCTTCAACGGATTGCAGATGATACACCACTCTTTTGCAGAAATGGTACGGAAACTCCGACTCTGTGTAGCTCGTGTGCATTTCCATTGGAATACCGGCTTTAATGCAGATACCCATAACCATGCCGAGATACATCGGTACAAGAGGATTGTCACTATACCGGTAAAGCGGATCTCCACCGCCGGAGATAGATACGATATTCGCTCCGGTCAATGTAATGGCATCTTCCAGTTTATCCAGACCGTCCACCGTGGATTTTGGCACTTTAATTCCATTTTCCCGGACTATGCAGTAAGGGCATCTGCCGTGGCAGCCAAAGTTCGTTATTACACTCAAGTATTTATCCATTGATTGAATCCTCCCATTTCAGTAGAAACGATTTTCCTGTTTTTAATTCTTCTAATGCCTTTTCGTCAACATCAATCCAATGTTGTTCTGTCTTTCCGCATTTTTCACATTTCACAATACACAATCTCAGTGGATAGCCCATATCGTCTTGCTGTAAGGCATTGCTTCTTTCTATGACTTTGAAATTATGTCTACATCTAAAAAGGTGCATAGCAGTTATCCTCCTTATTCCACAATTTATCTACAAAGACCTCTTCTATCCTTGCCAGAATCTTATCAGCTTTCACATCACTTTCAGGAACTTCGAGGTAAGTATATGTCTGCATGATTGCATTTGAACCAAAAGTACCCATGACAAAGGAAATCGGGTTGCCGAACCTCTTGCACAGGAAATACTCTAAAAACTGTTCGTGATACTTATTTGCATGAACGTACACATATCCATGATCGCCATATCCTCTGCCCTCATTCAAATCTGGATTGTAGTACACCTTGTAAACCTTGATTGATTCTCGTATTACCTTTTTATCGTGTTCTTCCGCTTCTTTCTCATTATCAAACTCTTTTCCGTCTGATGCTGTGTAGATAGTCCTTTTCTTTACCATTCTAACCTCCAAATATATGCTTCAAATAATTTTCAAATATTCTGCCAAATCTTTTTCGTATTTCAGTGACTTAAAACAGACAGTACCACATTCAGCATCATAGCTGTATTTACCATCTGTTCCGCAATCTCCAAAACCATACCCGCAAATCCCCATATCTTTTTCGTAGTAATCGCACTTATAATTGTTTATGTTCGGTTCTTTATCTTTTCTATTAACCATTTATTTCTCCATAAAAAATAGGTGGTAGTCATTCCGACCGCCACCTACTGTTTCCTGACTTATTCTACTGTGATGCAATCATATCTCTCAGAATTGATTGTGTTCTCCATCGCCTCAACCGGATTGTAACCAAGGTTCTGCAGGATCTGTTTGAATACTGTCACGGACTGTCCGCTCGCAAGCTGCACACCCTTACGGTTGTGATCTGCATGGAATACATCGTGTCTGCTATTCACATTCCAGAAGATAATGTTCGGGATTACATAACCGGCCTTGCGGAACTTATTTGCCATCTTGTCATAGAACGACCACTCACGGTTTCCGCAATAGTCAATTTCCATATCAGAGATAACAACGATTGCTTTCGGCATTTCTTCCTGTGGAGTATTGTGTTTTTCCGCAATTTCAAGAACTCTCTCAAAAGCGGCTTTAAGGTCTGTATTCATATCCCAATTTGCTTTACTTACGTTGCGTATCTTCTGTTCAAGGGTTTCTCCCCTCAGAATAACCGTCTCTGGTCTGCCAGAGAACGTCATAAACAGATTGTGGTATGCACCCACATTTCTCTCTGCAAAATAGATTGCAAGACCGATTGAGGTTGCCATAGGTCTGCCTCTCATGGAACCGGACACATCTGCCATAACTAAAGCATTTGTCCCTTTCTCCACATAATCCGGCAATGCTTTCCACTGTGCTTCGAGTACCTTGCTGCTCTCTCTTCCGTAAAGGATCTTCTCAACAATATCGTAAGGGAACAGTGTTGAGGCATTGATTTTTACCTCTCCCTTTTCTGCCTTATTGATAAACTCTCCAAACCTATCAGCATCATGTTTCATAAATGCCTTGCGGTAAATCATCATCGCACGGCTCGGAACTTCCGGGTATTTGATTTCATCCCATCTTCC